TGATTCAAATTTGAATAAATTCAATAGCTATTTCCAATATTCTGGATTAGAAACATCAATTGATGCATATGATAAATCTATCATTTCAAATGAAGTGTCATTATTCGTCGCTAAAAAATTCAGACCAGATTTAATTAACAGCAACAATTATGTCCTAGATTATGGGTTTGAATTGAAAAGAGGAACTACAAATGATAACTTCTATTCAACCCCAGATTTTACTGTTGTTGATGAAGAAGGTATTTCAAGACAGTGTTTCTTTGAAGAAATTCCATCATCATATACTGGTCTAGAATCTGTTACGGTTACAAATCCTGGTTATAATTACACAAGCACACCAACAGTGGAAATTATCGGCGATGGTATTGGCGCAACAGCAAGAGCAGTAATTGTTAATGGTAAAATTTCTGAGATACAAGTCCTAACACCAGGCATTAATTATACATCAGCAGCGATTCGCATAATAGGTGGTGATGGTTTGTTAGGTGAGGGTAAAGCTGTCCTTGAAGGTAGATATGGCAGACTGAGAGTTTCTTATTATAAAACAGATGAAGTGAGCAGTCAAAGCACAAAAGTCGTTATCAACCAAAACTTGAACGATGGCGTTACCGGAACAATTGATTATCAATTGGGTAAAGTGTATATCAACAATTTCAATCCAACAGCAGTCAATAATGATTTCGGTGATATATTGATACACTTTGTTCCTGAAAGTAGCGTAATAAAATCACAATTGAATAAAATGCTTGTGCTGGACGGAGATGACCCAACAAGTATTGTTGTAGAGGTCAATGAAATTTAATGGAAAACATCTTAACTTCTAAATTAGTCGATAGACAATTACCAGATTTTGTTAGAAGTGAGCATCCTAAGTTCGTAACATTTTTAAAGAAATATTATGAATGGTTAGAAACCACATCTGGTGTCAATAATCAATTACGCCTTTTAAAAGAAGGTAATGACATTGACACAGCAAATACTTTTTATCTTGACCAATTAAAGAGAGATTTACTTCCATATTTTCCTGAAGAATTTCTTGTTGATAAGAGACTGTTTTTAAAATTAGTAAGTAATTTCTATAAATCAAACGGAACAAAAAATTCGATAAAGTTTCTTTTTCGTGCGCTGTTCAATGAGAACATTGAGATATATTATCCAAAAGAGGACATATTAAAAACCTCTGATGGTAAATGGGTATTACCTTTAGCACTCAGAGTTAATACTAATGATGTGAACATCTTCAATATCGAAAAAACTAAGATAACTGGAACAAACTCAAAAGCTACAGCTATTGTTGAGAAAGTAATAAGGTCTGTTGACAGACAATTAGGTATTACATACACAGAATTATACATTTCAAATATTCAACGTCTATTTGAAACTGGCGAATTAATAACAGCAACATACAATACAGGAACATCAAATGTAACTGTATCAGCAACACTTGTTGGCGCATTATCAGAAATTAAAATAGACCCAGCTAATAGAGGAACAGGTTATAGAGGTCGTGATAAAGATTATGATGGTGACCCTGTTACAATCATTGGTGGTCTAAATCCAGACTCTGAAAATCCTATTGGCGCTATAGCAAATGTGGGCGTAACAACACAGGGTAGCGTAAGCGATATTCAATTGATTAATGGTGGTTTTGGATTTAGGAGTGAGAGTGATGAATTTGGTAGCGCATATGATAATAAAGTTTCTATATTAGATTTCAAGAGTGGTTTTGGAACATCAACAAGTGCATTTACTGGTAAAGAGGCACAAGGTACAATAACACTAATTGATGAATCAAAAGTCAGACTTGTCAATGTAAGTGCAACAAAAATAGAAACAATATATGGTAATACGATAGCGTCACTTTCAAATACAGTATCATCTAACGTATCATCAAACACTGCGGATGCCAATTCATTTTCGATAACCGCTTTGATTGAAGAATTTCAATCATTCAACGTTTATCCTATTGCATTCGTTACATTGGATTCTGGTGGGGGAGGATATAAGAGTGCGCCATCACTCAAAGCATATAGTATGTTTAACGAAGATGAAGAAGATTTGGTTGTTGCAAACGGCGCAACACCAATCATTTTCTCAGTTGTTTCGGGTACAAACAGTGTAAGTGTTTCGGGTGGTGCGGCTAATCTATTATCATATTTCTCCTCAGGTGACTACGCAAAACTGTATAAGACAACAGGTTTAGGAACATTTGAAGATATTCATGAAGTTATCGGTGTTAATGCAAATACTGTAACTTTAAACACAACATTTGCGACAGCCCACACTGGTATCAATATGGCACTTGTTCGCAGGAACGATGTTTACAAACTGGGCAGTCTTGGCCTAATTACAATCGTTTCTAAGGGCACAGGATATGCTAATGGAGAAACATTAATATTTTCTGGCGGTTCAGGTTATGGTGCTAATGCATTTGTCAATGTATATGCAAATGGTGCAATATCAACAGTAACAATGAATTCACACACTTCAGGCGATTATCTTATTGGTGGTGAAGGATACAGAAGATATGAATTACCAACAATAACTATTAATTCAGCAAACGGCGCAGGTGCAAATCTTGTTGTTGCACAAGTAATGGGCGACGGCGATTCTTATCTATTGGGTAATAACAAGATTGGTTCAATAACTTCATTGTATATTAGCAGTTATGGTTATGATTACGTTTCATCTCCAATAATATCATTGCGTAATATGGACATGACACTATCGAATGTTACAGATGGTGAATTGTTTACATCAAACACAAGAGTTTATCAGGGAGCATCAAACACGAATAACTCATTTATTGCGTATGTTGATAAATATATTCAGACTACACCATCAACTGGTTTCATAAGATTGTTCAATTATAAAGGAACAATTGATGAAAATGCTACATTAAAATCCGAAGTTTTGGATATAATAGAGATAGAAAAAACAGCAGAAATAGATTCAGGAAATGTTATTATATATGGTGACGGAAAAGCAAGAGCAACAGCAAAATTTGAGAATGGTCTGATTAGATATCCTGGTATCTACTTAAATGATGATGGACACTTGAGCGCACAAAAATACTTACAGGGCAAACGAAAATATCATAATTTCTCATATGTCATAAACACACAAACTGATTATAACAAATTTAAGAAACCTTTGGGTGATATTGTTCATCCTTCTGGAACAAAAACGTTTACTAATCGAATAATGAATAATAGTAATGATGTTGATGTAACATGTGAGAATTTAACGATTACTATAAATGGATTTGCAGACACATTTAATGTTGTATATAACACAAATACTGCTGTAACAACAAATGTAACTGCTAACTTAATATCAAGCATAAATATTGGTGATATCGTAATTTTCACTGGCGTTTATAAACTCGTAACAAATACAGCAAATGTTGTTGCAACATCCAACGTAATTTTTGGAGCAAATTGCAACTTTATAAATGATGTTAATGATGGTGATATACTATTCTTGGCAAACACACAAAATTCACTAATTAATGTGTTTACAACCGTAAATTATGTTTCAAATTCAGCATACATCTTTACAGAGAATAACATAGGAATAACAGCAAATGCCTCTATAAATGTCTATTTTGATGAAGTTAAGACGGTAACCAATGTATCAAGTAATACTATAACATTAGACACGAAATTTATTTCATCAAATGCTAAGTATGTAACGATAAATATTCAAAAAGTTAAATAAATATAATTATGCCACTCTCATTCACCCAAAATTTTAAAATACTACTGGCCAAGCAGACCTATGATTTGCTTGATATAACAGCAAATTCATATCTTCCTGCATCAAAACAATCATATGTTTATGCGTTAATGGGTAAACAAAATGCTTGGACCAATGAAGCAACACCAGATACACCATCTGAAAATGTTGATAACATAAACCAATACTATAGAGAGAGTTATTTTGCTAAACAACTGTCTTTTAATGATGCATCACTTGTAGTTTCTCGTATAAATTGGGAATCAAACACAGCCTATAATACATATGAATCAAATACTAATTTCTACGTCCTGAACTCAAAAGACCAAATATTTAAGTGTTTAGATAATAATTTCGGTGATGTTTCAACGGATGAACCTGAGATAACATTATCTTCAACATCATTAGAAGAACCATACCTAAAGACAGCAGACGATTATAAGTGGAAATACATGTATTCACTTACTTCATCCCAAAAACAGAAGTTTTTGACCGAAGATTGGATGCCAGTAACATATAACAGATTCGTTAGAAATGCCGCAATTTCAGGTTCAATTGATATCGTTAAGATAATTAATTCTGGTAATAATTATTCAAATGGTGCAACACAATCTATAATTGTTGTTGCAGGTGATGGCACTGGTGCGGTATTAAAAGCAAATGTAGTATCTGGTCAAGTTACTGATATTATTATTCAACAGCGTGGTGAAGATTATACATACGCAACAATAACATTCAATGATGTTGGTGCAGGAACTAATGCTAATGCGGTTGTTTCAATATCTCCACATGAGGGTCATGGTTATGACCCTGTGTATGAATTAGGAGCATCGACTGTATTATTCAGTGTTAAGTTTGAGGAAGATGAAGCTGGATTATTACCAACAGATAATGAATTCCGCAGAGTTATTTTAGTGCAAAATCCTTATGAGTTTGGAACGACAACATTAGCAGATGCATCAACATATACTCTTTATCAATCAGTAACAACTTCGCCTGGTGTAAGTAGCTTTATTAATGATGAAACGGTTTATCAGGGGGAATCATTAGCGCAAGCAACGTTTTTCGCTAAAGTTATTTCATTTGATGAAATACAAAATAAATTATATTTGAATGACGGTCGAGGAACCATTGAGACTAATATTATTCTAAAAGGTTCAACAAGTGGTGCAACAAGGGTTGTCAATTCAAACGAAGACCCAACTATGCATTTATACACAGGTAAAGTATTATACATAATCAACAGTATACCAGTAACAAGAGATTCAGCACAGACAGAACAAATTCGTTTCATATTGAGTTTTTAACGAGGATTAAATGACAACTCTATTCAACTACGACCCATATTACGATGATTTCGATGAAGATAAAAATTTCATGCGTGTTCTGTTTCGTCCAGAATATGCAGTTCAAGCAAGAGAATTAACTCAATTACAAACGATTCTAGCTAACCAAATAGAAAAATTTGGTAATCATATATTCAAAAGTGGAAGTCCTATAATCGGCGGTAAAGTTTCTCTTGACCCAACTGCGAATCATATTATATTAAATTCACAATATAATAATGAAGATATTATCGTTAATGACTTTTTAAATAAGACAATCATTTCTGTTAATTCTTCAAAGCGGGTTCGTGCTAAAGTTATTGACACTACAACACTTGATGGTTATCCAACACTTGTTATCAAATATCTTTCAGGTGATAGATTTGCTGAAAATGAAGATATCAAAGTTTCAGGACAAGAATTGTATGGCACACTTAGAACCTCAGATGCATTCGGTGGCTCTTATGTTGCAAGCATACAAGATGGTGTTTATTACTTTAAGGGACACTTTGTTAAAGTAACACCCCAATTCCTAACAATAAAACTTCGTTATCGCGTTGGTAATAGTGCAGTAACATCTGAACCTTCTGGTAAAATTGGTATTGAATTTGAAGAAAATATTGTCGATGAAGTCGATGATACATCACTTCTTGACCCAGCACTGGGTGCATCAAACTATCAAGCACCAGGAGCTGAAAGATTTGCGATTGCAACAACACTTTCTATTCGTGATTTAGCATCAGCGGACACATCCAAATTTATAGAAATTATAAGAATGGTGGATGGCGTAAAGACAAAAGAACTTGAATATCCAATTTACAGTGAAATTGAAAAAACACTGGCGCGTAGAACATATGATGAATCAGGTAACTATACAACTGACCCATTTGTTATTTCACTTGAGGAAGGTGATAGTGCCAATGGTAATTTTAACGTTGTTCTTGACCCAGGTAAAGCATATGTTGGTGGCTATGAATTTCAAACAATTGCACCAACAACAATAGAATTAGCAAGAGCAAGAGATACAGCATCAGCTAATAATATTGATATATCAACAAATTATGAAAGTTATGTTGCAATAAAGAATATTGCTGGTGTTTTGGATATCACAACATTTCCTTCAATGGATATACACTCTGTTCCTCAGAATCAGGTTAATGTTTCTACGACAGCAGCATACAATTCTACTAAGATTGGTACAGCACGTGCATCAATGATGCAATATAATGATTCAACAGCATCAGATACAGGAAGCACATATTCATATCTAGTGAATATTTTTGATGTTCATGCAGCTAATATATCTGGTACACTTGCATCAAGTGGTTCATCTAACACTGTAATTAAATTACCGGCATCATTCTCTACAACTGCTGGTGCTAATGCTTATGCAAATATGTATTTCAGAATTATGGATTCTGGTGGTTCAAGTGTTTCACCTATACTGATTAGTGAATCAAGTGTAACTGCAAATACGGTTACTCTACAAACTGCATTGCCATTTGTTCCATCATCAAACACATTCTCTATTGAATCTGATTTTAGAAATGCTGAATCCTTTGTTATTAAGAGTTCAACATCAAAAACATTTGCTGCTAATGTTGACAGTGATTCAAAAGAAACTACGACAGGTTTTGCTTTTGTAACTGAACCTAAGAAAAATGCGTTAATATTTGACACTCCTTATACAGCTATTGCAGAAACAACAATAGACAATATGGATTTTACGGCGCTTAAAAATTACGGAACAAAAACAACTGATGGTTCAACAGACATTTCTATTCAAACATCAGGTGCAGGTGTAACACGCGATTCATGGCCATTTTCATCAATTTCAGATTCTATTATCCGTGATAATATAATTTGCGTAGTTAATAATGGTTCTGCAACAAACACATATTATGGCATAACAGCAAACACTATTCTTGCGCTATCAAATAATATATTTACTGTTGCATATACTAATCAAAACACATTGACAATTAATCTGAATAATCCTGCAAAAGATACTGGTGCAACATACAGCTTAACGTTTTTTGTAAAAACAAAAATCAATAATGCACAAGATGCATCATCAGGTGTTACAAAGGATAAAATACTTATACCTCTAACAACGGGTGCTAATTTACACGCAAAAGTTCCATCTGAGATGGGTGGTGGTAACACCCTAGATGCAGCAAATACTTCAGGTTCTGTTACCGCAGTTTCAGGAACAGGCGCAGTATTTACAAGCATAGGTGCAACAAACTTCGATGATGCAACAATTCTTAAAGATTTGAGAACACCAGGAAAAGCAGTAAGCATTCAAGTTCCTGATGTTTATGAGATTGTTAAAATTGTTGATTCAAAGTCACTTACTGCAAACGTAACAACAGCAGACTTAACGAATGCTGCAAAAGATATCACTTCATCATATGAATTTGATAATGGTCAGAAAAAAACACACTATGACCATGCTACACTCAAATTAAAGAGAGGTTATAGTTCACCAACAGGAAGAATATTTGTTCAATACAAATATCTACAACATCAATCAGGTTTGACTGGTCTATTTACTGTTGACTCATACACACATGCTTCATCTAATTTCACATATGGCGAAATACCTATTTTCAATAATAAGGAAGATAGTAAAACTGTTTCACTTAGAAGTGCATTCGATTTCCGTCCAACAAGAACAATAGGTGATTCAACATTATCTGGTGCACTAAATCCTATAACAACAGGAACAATTGAAACATCATTTGATTATTACCTAAGTCGTATTGACCAAATTGTTGTTAAACCATCCCGCGAGTTTCAAATTATAGGTGGAAAATCTTCGGTTAATCCTTCTGCTCCTAATGTGAACAGGGATGACATGTTGATTTATACACTGTATATTCCTGCATACACTGAATCAGTAAAAGATATTCGTGCAGATTTCAAGAATCATCGTAGATATACAATGTCTGATATAGGTGCCTTTGAGAACCGTATCAAACAGTTGGAATATTATGTTTCATTAAACTCACTTGAGAAAGATGCAGCATCAACAAAAATTATTGATTCCAATGGACTTGAGCGTTCAAAATATGGTATTGTTGTTGATAACTTTACAAGCGACGATTTGAAAGCATCGCGTCAAGAAGTAGGCGATGATAATCGCCATCTCATAGAATCAGGTGAATTGAAACCTGCTTCATTAATGAGAACTGTAAAGATGAAAGCTAACAATTTTACAGCAACAACAGCTAAATTTAGTGGTGTGGGAGATAAGCAAGTTGTAACATTGAATTATACATCTTCTCAACTTGCAGCACAGCCATTTGCAACAAAATCGCTTGCTATTACTGATGCTCTGTATGCAAACTTCAAAGGTTTACTGAGATTGTTTCCAGAATTTAGTGGTGACGTTGATAGTGATACAACAGCAAGAGTTACTCTTAATTCATCACAGGGACTAGACAACACATTTAATTTTATTAATGGTGCTTTGAAATATATATCCGATAATAATCCTCAATGGAACGTTGATATAGATAGTCCGTTTGCTCAAGTTGCAGATTCAAGCTGGTATCAAACTAGAAGTGAGATAGATTATGCATCTGCACAATCATGGGTTTATTTAGGTTGGGTTGGTGCTCACTCATGGGGAACTGTTGCTCCTATAAATGATAACACATACTTAACCGCTGGTGCACAGTTAAATCAGAGACAGATAACAACAACAACATCGCAACAGAATGTTGGTGAATTTGTTACTGATTTAGCGATACAGCCATACATGAAACCAAAACAGATATTGTTTACGGTTAATGGTTTACGTCCATCAACAACAGTGTATTCGTTTTTCGATGATGTTGATGTTAATGAATATATTATTGTTCCTAATAGAGTAACACTAAATGCTAATACAACACTGATTTCAGGTGAACCTGTATTGATTGCAAATACATCAGCAGACCTTGCCGCTAATATTGCATCATTGCGTTCGGGTGGTACAAACTTCAGTGTAGGTTTCATCGTTGTCAGTGAAAGTGGTACCGCAAACGTATCAATTGTAAATGAGTCAGGTAAAACTCTTGCAAGCAAAAACGTTTGGAGTATCTCAGATGGAACATACTATAAAATTAATTCTGTTATTGAACATCGTTCAGGTGTAGGTTCAATTAGCAGCAATACAATTATTCTACAATCAGATGCATCATCTGCAAATGATTATTATAACTCTAACACACTAACATTTGTTCGCTCAACAAGCAGTTTTGATGGTGTGGGTGAACAATTTACTATCACGGATTACGACGGCGTTTCAAAAATTGCATATCTAAGCTCAACACCAACATCAACAGGTTCTGTTGTTTACAGCATTGGTATAAATAAGACAAATAAAGTCGGTGAGGCTGGTGGTGCATTCTACATGCCAAGAGCCACCTTCCGTTCTGGTCAAAGAAACTTCAGAGTTTCAGAATCGTTCAACAATACCTATGATGCAGATTCGGTATCTTTTGCTGATAAGACATATGTATCAAGTGGTATCAATTTAAATAAAACACAATTGATTAACACTGTTTATAATTTCGATGTTGATTTTAAAATTGTTGGAACACAAACAACAGATAGACTATTATCTTCAAACCGAAGTGGAAGTGCTATCCTAGCTCGTTGGTATACAGACCCACTAGCACAGACATTTTATGTTGACCCGCAAGTTTATCCAAATGGTGTTTTTGTCGATAGCATAGATTTGTTCTTTAGAGCAAAAGATGATGAATTACCAGTAACAATACAGATTCGTCCAACGGTTAATGGAACACCATCATCTGATTACTGGTATCCTGAATCTGTGGTTGTTAAACAGGCAAACGATATCAATGTATCAGATACACCTTCTGTTGACAGTGCATCAACAAAAACAAACTTCAAGTTCTATTCACCTGTATATCTACAGCCTGGATTATTTGCGATTGTTGTTTTATCTGATTCACCTGATTACACAGTATGGGAAGCAGAGAAGGGTCAGAGAACAACAGATAATGAATTTGTATCAATAAATCCTTATGTTGGCACATTATACAAATCACAAAACACTATGGAATATGTTCCATATATCAATGAAGATTTGATGTTTGTAATCAATCGTTGCGTTTTCTCAACAACACCCGTTTCAGTTTATTTTGAGAATGAACAACTATCAACACAATATAATGTTGACAAGATAAGATTACTTGAAACCTCTATTGTTCCCGCTGGAACAAAGATTGAAAACTCATTAATTACCAGAACAATTGATAATGTGTATGAAACTTCATATCGTGGAATTTCATCACAACAAACAATTTCATTTGAAACTGATGATTTATATGTTGTTGGTTCACGCAGAAAAATTATTGAAGATAGAGGCGATTTTAAAGTTAAAATTGATTTATCTACTGAATCCGCAGATGTTTCACCTGTATTGTCTGTTGAAAATTCTTACATGAATATCTGGGAGAATTTCATTGATAACGCTGAAATTAACTCAGGTGATATAGCAATTGTTGCTGCAGGAACAGGTTATGGTAACTCAAATGTTATCGTTATAACAAGTTCAACAGGAACAGGATTCACATCAAATGTTTCATGTAGCGCATCAGGTAACATTACATCAATCATTATTGATGCTGTTGGTTCAGGATATATTGATGATTTCACTGTAAGTATTGGCGCAAATTCGGCATATCCTGCTGTTGCTGCATCAGGTAGCGGTGCTGAGATTGTTGTGAACAGTGAATATGATTCTTCTGGTGGTCCATGTTTAGCACGTTATATTACTAAGCCTATCATTCTAGCTGATGGTTTTGATGCTGGCGATTTGCGTGTATTCGTAAGTATCAATAAACCAAGTGGAACAGACGTTGATGTTTTCTATAAGCTGAAAGCAGATACAGATGAAACTGAGTTTAAGGATGTTCCTTACCAGAAATTGGTTTGCATAAATCCAACAAATGTTCCATCATCTTCACCAATTGACTTCCGTGATTTTGAGTTCAGACCATCATCAACAGTAAATGCTGTAACATATACTTCACCTAACGGTATTACATATGATACATTTAAGACATTCTCAATAAAGATTGTTATGCGTTCAATTGATGGTGCAGTTTATCCAAGATGTAAAGATTTGCGTATCATTGCGGTTCCTGCTGAATAATCATGCTATTAAAAGTTGAGGGAACAGCTTTTTCAAAAGATACAAAAACAGGAGCGTTATTGACAACATCAAAATCTGTCATTGCCGAAAATGAGGCAAGAAAAAAAATTAGTAAAGCAATGACAGATAAAAATATTGAAATAAATAAGATAAACGTTCAGATTAACACCTTAAAGAATGATATGCAAGAAATAAAATCATTATTAACACACCTAATACAAAGTAAACAATAATGTCCATAACCAATATCACAAGAAACGATACCATTGATGAATGGAGAATCCAGACCAATCAATCAGCTAATGCGCTGAATACGATTGAAACTGGTGACTACACAAAAACTGGTGGCACACTATTTGTAAATGGTGCATCCAGAATTGTAATAACATCTACAGGTACTGCATTAGAAGTTGCAAATGCGGTATTGTTCCAATCTTCACTGACTGTTGCTAATACAATTGCATTGGGTGTTGGAACGGGTCAGGGTAATCTGACCGTTGGTGGTACAACAACCGTATATGGCAATTTAATTGCATCAGGAATAGGAAATTCATTAGTTGTTGCTAATAGTGCAACAGTGGGCAAAAATTTAACCGTAACAAACACAATAACTGGCGGTAACGTCACTATCGCAAATTCAGCAACAGTTGGCGGTGTTGTTACTCTAACAAACAGCGGAAACACATTCTACGTTAATACTGGCTCTGCAAACATACAGACAATATATGCATCACAACAATATGTAAATAATTCACAAGCTAATACATTAGCGATTTTAAAATATCTTGATGTTACGCAAAATGTAACTATGGGTAACACATTAATTGTTACGGGTAACACAACAGTTGGTAATCTGAATACAGACGGTGTTACAAACACTCAGTCATTGGTTGTTGACACAACTGGTGCTATTGGCACATCATTAACTGTTGGCACAACTCTAAATGTTACAGGTAACACAACAGTTGGTAATCTAAACACAGACGGTGTTACTAACACTCAGACATTGGTCGTTGATACTACGGGTGCTATTGGCACATCATTAACAGTCGGCACTACTTTAAATGTGACGGGTAATGCTACAGTTGGTAATATGAATACTGATGGTGTTGCTAATTCGCAATCATTAGTAGTCGATACTACCGGTACCATTGGCACATCATTAACAGTTGGCACTACTTTAAATG